GTAATGATGCAGATGTACCTTACAGATTTGTACCTTGTATGGTAGCAGGACTTGCTTATTATTTAGCTGTAAAATTTTCTCCTGAAAGAATTGAAGCATTAAAAATGTTATACGAAGATGAATTACAAAGAGCATTAGCAGAAGATGGTTCGCCATCGAGTACTTATATAACCCCTAAAACTTATTATCCGAGCGTCTAATGGCTAAATTTGCAAGAGGACAACACGCATTATCAATTTCAGATCGATCCGGTCAGGCTTTCCCTTATTTAGAAATGGTGAGAGAATGGACTGGAGCCTGGGTACATATTTCAGAATATGAACCAAAATCTCCATTGATTCAGCCTAAGCCCGTAGGAGCGGATCCTCAAGCAGTACAAAGAGCGCGCCCTGCAAGAACTGAATTTTATACACCTACAATTTTACCTAATAATCCTTTATCCACAGCAGGTTCTACTACCGTTACGGTTAATGACCCGAACCATGGTCGATCAACTGGGGATGCAGTGAGATTTAGAAGTGTTGTTTCTTATGTAGGAGGAGTTTCTCCAATTATTTTTATGTTAGAAACCACTCTTGCTTCTGATCTTACTGATTCGGCTACGACTTTAACTTTATCAGATGCATCTGCTTTTCCAACCTCAGGTTATATTGTAGTTAATCCAGGAGCTAACGATAGTGAAACTATTAAATATACAGGTAAATCAAGTAATGATTTAACGGGTTTAACTAGAGGTTCATCCGCTCCGACTTATAATTTAACTCCTCTTACTACAACGGCATCGGCGCATAGTTCCGGTGTTCAAGTCAGAGGATCTTATTCAATTACTAAAGTGGATGCAGATAGCTACACCTTTACATTGGCTTCTGCAGCTAGTACAACTGAAACAGGAGGAGGCTTCCCGATCTTTGCAGGTCCGGTTAACGCTAGAGCATAATGGCAGGATTTACTTACGCAACATTAACCACAGCAATTGGAAGTTATACTGAAGTAGGAACCAACGTTCTTACTGCTACTATTACTAATCAATTTATTGAAGCTGCAGAATATAGAATAATGAGAGATTGCCCTATTGATGCAGATCGAAAAGCTCAAACTGGAAATTTAGTTGCAGCGCAATCGACTATTAATGCTCCTGCAGGATGCTTATTTGTAAGAGGAATGCAGGTTTATACATCTACGTCGGTCACGACAGGCACAAATACCTGGTTAGAAAAAAAAGATAGGACTTATTTACAGGAATATATTCCTGCTGAGACAGATACCGGAGCCCCTAAATATTATGCTATGTTTGGAGGAGCTACGGGAACTACGGATACGACTTCAGGACGTATGATGGTTGCCCCTGTTCCAGATGCAAATTATGCTTTTAAAGTTCATTTTAATGCTAAACCTACGGGTTTAAGCTCGGGTAATACTACTACCTATCTTAGTCAATATTTTCCAGCAGGCCTTTTATATGCTTGCCTAATAGAGGCCTATGGCTTTTTAAAAGGTCCAATGGACATGTTGACACTATATGAAAATAGGTATAAACAGGAATTAGAGAAATTTGCTGCGGAGCAAATTGGAAGACGGAGACGAGATGATTATACGGATGGAACAATTCGGATACCCATTCAGTCACCAAATCCGTAAACTAGGAGATAAATATGGCAATAACATCAGCAGTTTGTAACAGTTTTAAACAAGAAATTTTAGAAGCTGAACATAATTTCACTGCTTCTTCAGGCAATACTTTTAACTTGGCACTCTATGACAGTGATGCAACTTTAAATAAATCTACAACTGTTTACACAACTTCAGAAGAACTCGCGACTACTGGCGGCTATACAGCTAAAGGAAACGCTCTAACAAGTGTAACTCCTGTGTTGGATAGTGATACAGCGGTTTGTGATTTTGCAAATACAAGCTGGACTTCAGCTTCGTTCACAGCACGAGGTTGTTTAATTTTTAATGATTCGCACGCGAGTGACGCTGCAGTTTGCGCCATTGATTTTGGTGGAGACAAAACCGTTACAAGTGGAACTTTCACAGTAGAATTTCCAGCAGCGGCAGCATCAACAGCAATCATACAAATAGCATAAGGAGTCCTTCCTTATGGCAGACGTATCATCAGGATGGGGGCGGTTAACCTGGGGACAGGCGGACTGGAACGATTCCACAGTTTATGCAACAGGATGGGGAGCTAAATCTTGGAATGATGGTGAATGGGGAGATCTTTCTGATCAAACCGTTACTCTTACAGGCGTATCAGCAACAACTGCTGTAGGAACCGTTGACGCTTTCGTTCAACCTGGTTGGGGTACTCTTGAATGGGGATATAATGGCTGGGGATCTGTTGACGAAGCAGTCGTTAGACCTAGTGGAGTTTCAGCAACTACAAGTGTAGGAGCAATTACACCTGCAGATGTCATGGGACTTACAGGAGTCTCTGCAACAACTTCTATAGGAGCACCAACAATAGTTGGAGATGTAACAGTTTCTTTAACAGGAGTTTCAGCAACTACTGCCGATGGTTCATTAAATGTAGAAATTGGAGTTCCTTTAACAGGAGTTTCAGCGACATCAGCTGTTGGAACACCAACTGCAAGATCCTACAATACAACAATATTAACAGGAGTTTCTGCTACTACGGCTCAGAATGGTGCCGGTATAACCATTACTTCAAATCCAACAGTTCAACCTTCAGGAGTTGCAGCAACAACTTCGATAGGTTCCGTTATAGTTGGGATAGGAGTTCCTTTAACTGGAGTTTCAGCAACTACTAGCACGGGTTCCCTTACTATTTCGACTTATACGACCGTAGAATTAACCGGTGTTTCTGCAACCATTTCTTTAGGAAATCTTGGAATTCAGCATTATCAAGATGTTGACACAGGATCCAATACATCGTATACAAATGTTGCAACAGGATCGAATACCAGTTATAGTGAAGCAGCTTAAGGAGATTTATGGCATCAACATATAATAGTTTAGGTTATCAAAAAATGGCTACTGGCGAAAACGCTGGTACATGGGGAACTAAAACTAATACAACTTTAGACGAAATCAAAGAAACTTTTGGTTATACTTCTATCGCAATGACAGCGGATAGAACTTTAACTATACCCGATGGCTCAACAGGGACTTACGATGGAAGAGCTTTTATTATAGAATTAACAGGAACTCTTGGAGGAACAAGAGTTTTAGATATTGCAGCGACTGCTGGAGATCCTGCAGCTAATATTGAAAAACCTTTTATTGTTTTTGATAATACCACTCACTCAGGAGATACATTAACTTTTAAAGTTACAGGCCAAACAGGTTTTGCTCTTACAGAAGGGTCTACTTATTTATGTTATCATAATGGAACCGATATTATTAACACAGGCGTAGGAGCTTCAACTTCACCTGGTGGTTCCAATACACAAATTCAATATAATAATTCAAGTGCTTTTGGCGGAGATGCAGATTTATTCTGGACTGCTGGAACTGGATTAACAATTGATTCTCAGAAAGAACTACGATTAGGCGATACAGATGATAGTGCATACATTGGATTTAAAGCAGCAGGTACAACGACATCTTATACATTAACGATGCCGGCAGCCGTTGCTACTTCTAATGATCAAATATTAACATCAACAACAGGCGGTGTTTTATCATGGGTGGATAACTCAGGTGGAACATCATGGCAAGCAGTAGAAACAGGAGCAACTATGACTGCTGTGGCAGGAGAAGGGTATTTTATTAATACTACTTCGAATGCTTGTACAGCCACACTTCCAGCAGGTACAATAGGAGATGAATGTACCTTTGTTGATTATGCAGGAACATTTGATACAAACGCTTTAACTGTCGCCCCTAATGGTTCAGAAAAAATTAATGGTGTAGCTGCTAGTTTAACGTGTGCCGTTGAACGTGCCGGTTTCACATTAGTCTTTACAGATACTACACAAGGCTGGCTATTGAAGGATAAATAATCCTCATGGCAACTTATAAAGGCATTCAAGGATATACCGTCCAAAAATTATCAGATGATCCTACGGCGAGTGAAGCTGCTGGACAGCTTTGGTATAATTCTACTTCAGGAAAATTTAAAGTAGGAACCGAAGGTGCAGGAGCCTGGGCTGAAGGTGGAACTTTAAACACCGGCAGAAAACAAACTGGTTCTGCTGGAACTCAAACTGCAAATTTAATTTTTGGGAATGATCCCAACAGTGGGGTTACAGAATCTTATGATGGTTCTTCTTGGACGACTGTTAATAGTATGACAACAAATCGAAGAGGGAATCCAGGATTAGGAATACAAACAGCAGCTATGGCTGCAGGTATAGATGGTGCTTCACCCTCAACAAAATGTGAAACATATGATGGTACATCATGGACTGAAGGTGCGGATTTAAACACAGCCAGAAATCAGGACGCTGGTACTTGTGGAATTGAAGCAGCCGGTTTATGTGTTGCTGGTGCCCCAGCACTAACCAATACAGAAGAATATAATGGTACTTCATGGTCATCAGTGAATAATTTACTTAACGGAAGACAATCAGCGGCAATTTTTGGTGTTCAAACCAGCGCAATATATGCTGGGGGAGAACACCCTCCTTCTGTTCTTGTTGAATCTTATGATGGAACAAGTTGGACTGCCACTACTGCTTTAGGATCTAGTCGTCAACGTTGTATGAGTGGAGGAGCAACTAATACAGCCGGACTAATAGCAGGGGGTACACCTGATGGAGGTGGCGCATTAACAGCTACCACTGAAAAATGGGACGGAACTTCTTGGACAGAGGTCGGTGATTTAGCAACCGCTCGTCAGTCTGGAGGAGGAATGAGTGGAGGAGCTTCATCTGCATCTACTTCGATAGCTTCAGGTGGATTATCTTCGGGTCCTACGGCTTCTGTTAAAACTGAAGAATGGAGCGAACCAGTTTATACAATCAAAACCGTGACAGTGAGTTAACAATGAGATATAACGAATTTTAATAACAAGGAGGAAACTATGGCAAACACATATTGTACAGCGACTAATTTCGGAAAGGGATTCTTTACGCACGAAGATCGTAATGATTTCTATCTGTCTGGTCATGCTGGCGATGTTTGGGTTGTAGGCAATAACGCTGCAGGCGTATCCTGGATCAACAGAGTGAGTGGCACTGCTAAAACAAAAGCAGATGCACAAGCTATTGTTGATGCTAAGATAGACGAAGCTGGCGTGGCGTGGGATGCTTTACCGGAAGCGGAAAAAGCACCTGCTCAACCATACAACACAAGACCCGTAAAATATACATTACCGTAGGACTTAACTATGGCGACTTACAAAGGAATTAAAGGAGTTAAAGTTGTAACTAAAACTTCAGATCCAACCGCTTCAGAAGCGGCTGGAACGGTATGGTATAATAGTACTGGAGATGCACTTAAATACGCTATTAACGCAGGTGGCGCATGGGCTTCAGCTAATAGTTTAGGAACTGCAAGATATCAAGCTGCTGGAGATGGAACTCAAACTGCAGCCTACGTTGTGGGAGGAACAACGGGTCCAACTCTACAGAAGATAAACGAACAATACGATGGAACTAACTGGACAGAAGCAGCAGATTTAAATACAGCAAGAAGAAATCTAGGAAGTTTTGGTACCCCATCAACGGCATTAGGTTTTGGTGGTCAAACCCCTAGTATAACTAATATAACGGAATCTTGGAATGGTTCATCTTGGACTGAAGTAGGAAATTTAAATCAATCGAGAACAGGTCTTTGTGGGAACGGAGCAGGTATTTCTAATTCTTCAGGATTGGTAGCTGGTGGTACTATAACACCAAATACAGATGAAACAGAAACATGGAATGGAACGTCTTGGACGGAAGTAGCAGATTTAAACACAGCAAGAGAAAGTTGTGGTGTTAGAGGGATTGTAACAGCTGCGATAGCAGCTGGCGGACATGATGGATCAGTTACTGGAAAAACAGAAACATGGAATGGAACTTCTTGGACTGAAGTAGCAGATTTAACCACAGCAAGAAGTGCTGTTGCTCTAGGTGGAATTTCTACAAGCGCTGTATGTATGGGCGGTGAATCAGCACCCCCCGCAACAAACCTCGCCAACGCAGAGACTTGGGATGGTACAAGTTGGACGGCAGCTGCTGCGTTAGCCACTGCTAGAGGCAGAATAGTAGGTGCGGGTACTGGAAACACATCGGCATTAGCTGCAGCAGGACAACTCGTAGGAAATGCCGCTTCCAATGCATGCGAAGAATGGGATGACCCAGCATATATAATTAAAACGGTGACGGTGAGCTAATGGCAGATTATTCAACAATAAAAGGTTTTACAATACAATCACTTGCGACGGATCCTTATGCAACAGCAATAGCCTCAGGAACATGGGCAAGTGGTGGAGCTATGAATACAGGTAGGGGTTCTCAAATGGCTGGTGGTACGCTAACAGCAGGAATAACAGGAGCGGGTCAGACTGCTCCTGGTAACAATGCTACAGTCAACGCTGAAACGTACGATGGAACTTCTTGGACAGAAGTAAATGATTTAAATCAAGCAAGACGAGCATTAACTGGTGGGGGAGCTGCTAGTACAGCAGCCATAGCTTTTTCTGGTCTAACACCTCCAGGTGCTTATACTGCATTAACAGAAACTTATAATGGAACATCATGGACGGAAGTTGCAGATTTGAACACACCCGGTTTTTATCTGGGAGCTTCACAAAACGGAACAAGCACAGCAATAATAGGTTTTGGAGGTAGAGATCCTAGTTCTGATCCTTCGTCAGATAAAACCGAGTCTTGGAATGGAACGTCATGGACTGAAGTTAATGATTTGAATACAGGTAGATTTTATCCAGGGGGCACGGGAACACAAACAGCAGCTTTAGGCTTTGGGGGAGGCCCGGGTGGCCCATTAAAATTAACGGAAACTTGGGATGGCACGTGTTGGACTGAAGTTGCAGACCTGAACACAGCTAGATCAGTTACAGGAGCAAATTCAGGAACTCAAACAGAATCTTTAACTGCTGGAGGACAATCTCCAGGAGCAGTTGCGAACACAGAATCTTGGAATGGAACGTCATGGACTGAAGTTGCAGATTTAGCTTCTGCTAATGAAACCATTAGAGGAAATGGAGCTTCTGGTTCTGCAGCATGGGCATCAGGTGGTGATTCATTTGTAACAACAACTCAAGAGTGGGCACTGGCTTCTCCATTAAGTATCGCTCAAGAAGGACAGGTCTGGTACAATACGACAAGCACAGTTTTAAAAGGATTTAAACTTACTTATGGAACAGGAGCATGGGCATCTGCTCCATCTATGAATACCACAAGAGCACAAGTTGCAGGAGCAGGTTCACAAACAGCAGGAATACTAGGTGGAGGAATTGCTGGACCTCCTTCCGCAGGAAGTGTGAACTCAGAAACTTATGATGGTTCAACTTGGTCAGAAGGTAATAATTTAAATACAGCGATAACTCTTAATCAGGGAACGGGGGGTGGGCCCCAAAGTTCTGCTTTAAGTGTTTCAGGTTATAATACTGCAATGATAGACGAATGTGAAAGTTGGAACGGAACATCATGGTCAGAAGTCAATGATGTTAATACCCCAAGATATCAAGGGGGAGGAGCAGGAGCTTCAAATACATCAGGAATGATTTATGGTGGAGAAGCACCCCCAGGAGGGCAAGCAGTTACAGAAACTTGGGACGGAACATCATGGACAGAAGTTAATAATTTAAATACAGCTCGAACTCAAATTGCAGGTGGTGGACCTATATCATCAGCCATCGGAACTGGAGGGAATACAAGTGGATCAGGAACTTCTTACTCTGCACTTACAGAAACTTGGGATGGCACGTGTTGGACTGAAGTTGCTGATTTAACTACAGCACGCTCTTCCGTAATGTGTATGGTAACAGATAGTACGGCTGCAACAGCAGCTGGAGGAACTAGACCACCAGCTTCTCAAACAGTTACAGAGTCTTGGAATGGAACTAGCTGGACTGAAGTTGCAGATATATCTACGGCAAGATATAACGGAACTGGTGTAGGAACAGCTCCAATAGGTTTTATTGCAGGAGGAGGCACAAGTGCTGCCGGAGGAACGGCCACAGAAGCATGGACAATTCCTTCAGGTAACGAAATTAAAACCTTTACAGCATCCTAAGCCTTGCGTTTAGTTTTAAAATAACTATATTGGAGAAAGAATGAATAAAGAAAAAAGAAGCATCCAATCGCACGCTAATAAGGAAGTCAAACACCTTATGGTTTTACTCGATAAATCTGAGGCATCTGAATTTAAAAAGATGGTTCCTGAACTTCAGGATACTTGGAGAAAGAAACAAATGTTTAGAACCGAAACCGAAATGCGTTTCTCGGTTTTATCTGATAATAAACACGGAAGCAATGCTTCTAAATATTGGCAATCGGTTCGTGAACAAAATACTCATTTTGAAAATCTCATGCACCTTTCTTTTGATTATCGAAAGAATGATGTTGAGATTGAAAAATTAGAACACAAAATTATAGATCCTAATGAAGATAAATTTGAAAAGAAACTAGCGAAGATTGAACTTGAAGAAAAGCTTTATGGCCGAGCAAACATGGAACTGGTAGCTAAAGCTCGAATGAGAGAAATTTCAACCTGGTCTAAACTTAAGAAAGAATTTCACGATGGTACATTTGATGATAAGGATGTGAACACTCATCAAGCTGAATCATATATGCATCAACTCGAACAAAGGAAAGCAACGTTGACTCCGGGATCCTCACAACCTGAAGTCTTTAATGTCCTAGGTCAACTAGAAACTTTAAAACGGGTGAGACAATCGGGAGAACTGAAGTATGATGGTGCCAATCGAAAAAGTATTTCTAAGAAACCAGCAGCTACAAAAAAATCCTCATAATCAAACGACAAGTCCTTTCTATCAAAAGGTAAGGGACTCGATGAAGAAAAGAGGAATGATCAATCCTTTATTATGTATTAAAGAAGGAGAGCGTTATAAATGTTGTATTGGAAATAATCGTTATCTTGCTGCTCTTGAACTAGGCATTAAAGAAGTCCCTGTTCAAGTCATTACCAGTGAAGTTCCCAATGATATGATGAAAGAGACCATGAAATATATTCCCACAGAAGTCGAAGGTCTTCCTTCTCGTGCAAGAGCGTATGAAGCCAGTAAAAAATAAAAAGATCTTTTTTCTAGCGGGTTTTCCACGTGCTGGAAACACATTACTTACTTCTATCCTTAATCAAAATCCTGATATCTGTTGTACCCCGAATAGTATTACTTTGGAGATTATGAAAGATTTATTTCTTCTTAAAAAAATAGATACTTTTCAAAATTTTCCTGATGAACAGTCTTTAAACAATGTCATGGATGAAGTTTATAATCTTTATTATAAAAATTGGA